TCAGTCCGTGTGGGAGCTGTTGATTATCATGAGCTTAGGCGAAGCGCCACCCTCCAAAACAGCAACGTTGTCGAGGAGGTGGTCGGGCGCGAGATGGGCGTAATTCAGCGTCGTCTGGTAGGACTTGTGGCCCATCCATTTCATGACGCGCATGAGGTCGATGCCCTTGATGACCTGCCAAGACGCGCAGGTATGCCGAGCGGTGTACACGACGGTGTCCTTGAGCTGCGGCAGATGGACCCGGATGCTGCGCCAGAGGTCGATCATCTGCCACTCGGTGATGTCGGTCCAAGGTCCGTCACCGTTGCGCTCGCGCTGGCGCTGCACGGCCTCCCAAGCCCGGGTGGTGAGCGGGAGCGTCCGGTTCAGGCCGTTCTTCGTCTTGACGAACTCGACCTTGCGCTCACCGATCAGGTCCCACCTGAGAGCCGTAGCCTCCGAGTATGGACGCGCCCCGGTGTCGACAAGGAAGATGAACAGATCGCGCTCGCGGTGCTTTCCCCAAAGGGAGAGCGTCTGGACGACCAGATCGACCTCCTCCTCGGTGAAGAAGCGCGTCCGGTTCTGCCCCTTCTCTTGGTAGGGCAGCTCAGGGCGAGCGACCTTGGCAAACTCGATCAGGACCGAGATGGCCGACAGGTATTTGTTGATGGTGGAGCCGCCGACCTTACGCTCGTCCTTGAGGTAGCCGACGAACTCATGGATTTTGTCCAGCGAGAGGGCGACCGACGCCTTCTCTTTGGTGCCAACCCACTTCACGAAGTTCTCGGCGTTCAGGACGGTGCGGTGCGAGCCGCGCTTGTACGCCCAGCGCTTGTTCTTGGCCTCGGTGAGCGCTTGCTCGATGGTGCCCAGAGCGGCGGCCTCGGGGGCTCGCTTGGGCATCTCGACTTCCTTGCCGCGCTTGATCGCCTGACGTGCCGTGAACTCCCACGTCTCGGCCTCCTCCTCAGTGGTGAACACGGGAGGGCGGAAACGCTGGCCGTTGACGACGAAATCGACTTGGTAACCGTTGCCACGTTTGGTGACGGCCATTTATTAACTCCCCAAGAGTTGGATCAGGGTGTTGTAGACCCGCATCCCCTTTGGCTTCGGACGGACGCGCTTATTGCGGCGATCCTGAGGGTCATCGTAGGTCTCCACGAGGTCGTAGCCGGGTTCGCCAACCTTGAACCATTCGCTGAGGGCCAGGACGTTCCGGCTGACAGCGGTGGACGACAGATTGGTCGCCTTTTCCAGTTCCTTCATCGTGATACCGGGTTTGGCCATGATGTGGAGGAAGACGGCGATCTGACCGGCTTGGATGTTAGGATTGAGTTTGCGGAACTCTTCGATGAAAGAAAGGAGGCGACGGGCCGTTTTGTTGTCCGCCGCCAGCGAAATCGATGTCGTGCTCATATGTCCCTCTAGAATTGGGGGTACTCAACGCAGGTACAATTATCTCAGTCACGCAAACATCGCAATAGCGGGATAATCCCTCATTTAGGATAATCCCTGATAGTAGCCCGATTGGCTTAGCTCAGCCTCTCCCTAAGGAGATCAATCGGATATGCGTTTAACTCCTCGATGCCCATCTCTAGGAAAGGAGCTGACGCTTCCACTTTGTGGACCGGAATACCCTTCCGGTTGGCCTTGTGGGTGAGCCAGTACCCGTCACGAGCGGTGCCAGAGATCGGGTCATCCATGAGGTCGAGAACCTCCGGGTGCGTCTCGGCGAGGAACCCGACCACAGTATTGAAACCTGCGGGTACGTTCGGGCTGATCCAAGGGGAGTTGGGGACGTTTGCGACAGAGGTGGCGTTCCCGGACTTCATTCCGGCGACCATCTCAAGAGCATCGGCAATGCGCCCCAACAGCGACTTGACTACGTCAAACTGCTGTTCGGTCATGATGTTCTTTAAATTTTCCCTGAGGTTGGTTCTGGACCCACAACTAACTGCCCGCTGGGTGTCCGCGTGGGTCCTATATGTGATGCGACTGGGAGTTGTCCACAGCTTTAGCTATGCAGTGGACGCAGCCCAGATGTCGCAAATAAGCAAGACTATGCCGCAAACGCGAGATGGTAACGGGCGTAGCGCTGGCCGGTCGGGTCAACCTTCAATTCCCTCACGATATTGTGACCCAGAGCCTTGAGGTCAGCGATGCGGCGAGGCAGTGCGCGGCAGCGAAGAACACCCTGCGCTTCCATCTGCGTGATGGCACCCTTCCGGCGAAGCAGTTCGAGGACGGCCTTTGTCATCGGCGCGGTGGGCTCGGCGGGTCCCTTCGGTGCCTGGGCGACCGGCTCAGCCTCGACGACTGGCTGGAAGTCCTGCGGGTAGTAGCCGCCGTTCGACTGGCACGGGAAGTTCGACCAGATGATGTCGACAAACTCGGTGCCCCGGTTGTCGCCCACGTAGACACCCCTCGGGCCGACGACGGCCTTCTGCCCTGCCTGTACGTTGAAGCCACGCTTGGTGACGGGCTGGAAGATGACCCCCGTGCCCGGCGTGAAGACCGCGTGGGCGGTTTCGGAGGTGATTGCTGCGCCGAAGGTGGCGACGACTGCTGCTGCGTTGATCTTGGACATGAGAGTTCTCCGAGAGATTTGCTGAAGGTTGGGATTTCGGTGTGCGATGCGGATGGTCGGGAAATCAGTGGAAGCGGTGGCCATAGACCTCCCAGTGCTGGCTGATGCGCTGGCGGCGGATGCCGATGCGGGTGCCGTAGCGACCCTTCGGGAACTCGCGGTAGTAGTCGCGCAGGAAGTCCCGTGCTTTGCCTTCGCTGATAAATTCTTCGCTGATGATGTGCATGGCGTTATGCTCCTGTGATCAGGGCTGATGAGGTTGAAATGGCTGAGAAGAAGGTCGAGGTGGGCGACGAGGTTGTCGTCCGTGGTGAGGTCGTCTGGGTCGACGAGGATGGAGTGCCCCGGGTCCGTTTTCCGCGTTCCCAGATGCCGATCAGGATCAGCGCGACCGTGTTTGACAGCGTGTCGAAGCCGCCCAAGCCAACGAAGGCGAAGGTGCGGGTGAAGCCGGTGAAGGGTCTGTTGCCCGACTAGACGAGCTTGATCATCGAAATGATGGTGAGCCCGAGGACGACCGCATAGGCAGCCGTGTGCCAGATGCCCGAGCGGTACTGATAGTCTTCCCAAGGGGTGAGCGGAGGGCGGTAACCGGGCTTCATCACGACACCGCCTTGACGTGGAGCCACGCGCAGAACGCGGAGAGGATCAGGAGGACGACCCCGATGTGCCCGAGGACGGTCATGAACAGTTCGTCGGTCATTTGATCACCACACTTCCCCGGCGACCGGCGAGAAGCCGTGCGACCGTGATTGCTTCCTTGCGTTTGGCGTAGGGTCCGCCGACTGGCGTGATCCAGCCGGGTGTGACGTGAGAGATGTGCCACTTGCCGCTGGCGTCCTTGTTGAGCTGGTAGAGCGACATGGTCAGGTCACCATTGGTCTGCCGGGACCGACGAGACGACCGTCGCCCGGGATTTCACGAAAGCGATTTGGGTTGAGCCCTTCACGACCGCGTCGTCAGGTACCTCGTAGGTGACCATCACGCCCCCGGCTTTCGCCATGGCGCGACGTCCCGGCTTGCTGCCGAACCATGAGCGCAACTGTGTCTTGCTGCGGCAGCCGAAATAATAATCGTCGGGGTTCCCTCCCCTGCCGTAGTTGAACAGGTCCGCCATCGGTCCCCCTTCACAGGACGGTCCCGGGTGGCTGTAGGCAGACCGGCGATAGTTCCGGTGGCGGTGGTCGTCGTGCTCATAGGCCAGTCCCGCGCCGAACGCGCCGTGACCGTCCCGGCTTTCAATTCGATAGATCAGCATTGATTTCTCCGATCCCCCGGCAGCGCCGACCGGCTGGAGGTCCGATCAGCGCCACCCTCAGGGAACTTTAAGGGGATGATCCCGATTGAGGGACGATTAGCCCAAAACGAAACCTGTGGCGTCGTTCTTCGCGGCCTTGCCCTTGGCATAGAGACCGACGATCACGCCTTTCGGATCAGTGAACCGGAGGTCCGTTTCGTCGCCGTTGATGACGTCGCGGCAGGTCTCGCCGTACTGCACCAGCTTGTCGACCAAATGATCGCGGAGTTCCTTGGTGCGGTAGACGACCGCCATGTTCGCGCCGGTTTCTTTTGCAGCCTTGGTGACCGCGTCGGCATATCCCCGGTTCGCTTCGCTGTAGGAGAGGCAGAGCGAGTAGTTAGAAGGCAGCGAGCGGTAGACCCGCTTGTAAACCTTTGTGTAATCGTAGAATTGCACCTCAGGGAAAGCATGGAAGATCGAGGCGAACCGCGCGGGGCTTTCCTGCTGCGGATGCACCTTGGCAATCTCGCGGAAGCAAGGATGGGCGACTTCCCATTGAATGTCGGACGTGCCGTTGAGCCGAACCGCTGGCTTAACGCCGTGCTTCGCGCACCATTTGACGAACTTCGCGATATCACGCACCAGTTCCGCCATGAAGGCCGCGCGGTCATTGAGGTAGCGCTGTGTCTTGGCAATCCGCGCCCGGTTGATCGAAGAGAAGACGCCCGCTTGCCCGGAATTGACGAGGCAGCCGCCGCCGTGGTTCGGATCACAGCCCGCCGTTGAAGCCATGGCGCAGAGGTTGAAGCCCCCCGCCATCTTGGCCGGTGCGAGATACATGATCGCGGTTGCGTATTCTTCCCGCTTGTCGCCTTTGATTGTCTTGGCATTGAGACCGGCGAGGATGGTCGGCGACTTGAAAATCAGGGTGCCCGTGGACATGGGTCATACTCTCCTGTTTGAGGGATAGTCCCTATTGAGGGATGATTAGGACGCAGTTAGAGCGTCGTTTCGGAGGATTTGCTAAGGGCCACCGTTGCGATGGCGCTAAACAAAGTCTCCTTTGTTGCTCTGCCCGGTTCAGCCTTTCGGCCTTGCCACTGCGTTGATTGCGGTCCACTTAGATCTTCTGCCTTGCGGCTCTAAGCTCTTCTCTCGCAACCATCCCGGTTGAAGCGTCTCAGGGCTCCGCGCCCCGCCGACCGTTTGTTCCGCTGTAAGGCTTAGGCATGTGACCCCTCAGGGCTGCCGTGCCGTGCGCCGGAGTGTTGTCTCCGGTCCCTCAGTTCGGTTCGGTGTGTGTCCGTTCCGCTTCGGTGATTGAATGTTTAGACTGAAACGGGATGATCCCGCAAGAGGGACGATTAAAAAAAACGAGAAAAATGATAAGCGATTGAAAACGCACAGATAAAAAATGATCCGCGGCGCTTGGAAAGCCCGAATAGTCCGCCTTTAGGGATTATTAGGGGCGGCTAATGTGGTGCCTGGGCCATCGATCAGGGATAGATACCGGCCCAATTTAGGACAAAGCCCGAGCGCCACCAATGCCAGTAGGAAGGCTTGCACCCTATCGCCGCGCCGGACGAACCATGCCGCGCCACCTAAGCAAGCCAATGCGCCACCAAGCCACCAAATCGCCGCCGCAACCGATCCCATAGCATCCCCTTTCGTGTACGCGCGTGTTTCCCCTCGTTGTGCCTGATGGGATTCGCCGGGTCAAATTTTGACATTCTGTCAGTTAGGGACTGCTAATGAGCGCCTGACGGGATGCCTGACGGGATGCCTGATGGTGACCGCGCGTCGGGCAAAAGACACCGATCGGAACACAAGCGCCCGAACATTCCCTAAGGCCGCGCCATGGTGCCCGAATGGTGCATCTTGTGGCATATCCCCCCGCCCCCATCCCACAAAGAGATATCATATCTACCTAGCAGCATTGATTTCGTTACGCTTTCGGAAATCGTGTGGGATATCGTGAGGGAATGAACGCGAACCGCTAGCGACCGTGGCCAGAACCGAAGGGGGCACCGGGGGTCTCCGCGCGTTCCTCATATCCGATGGGGGTCTCAGAAATTTATTCCAAACATTTCCGGGAGAAGTAAGTGTATTTACCTGAGATTGAAGTTTCGAGCGATTGACAACCGCCGTCCTCGATGCAAACTGAGCATTGCATTAACTGGGGGTTACAAATTGAAATTGATCATTCTTTCCATTGCAATCGTTTCGTCGTTCGCAACTTCCGCTTGGGCTCACAGCGGAGGTACGAACGATCAGGGCTGTCACACCAACCACTCGAACGGTAGCTACCATTGTCATTAGGAGCAACCATACGGTCCCTTCTGGCGACCAGTCTGATCCTCGTTGTCTCCTCGCCTGTTCTGGCTTGGGACGGAGTTGACAACGCCACTGGCAGTTCCGTGGAAATTGGCAAGGGCAACTTGGTGCGCCCCGGACGAGACATCGAAATCTACGACAGCGGGGCTGGTGGGTATCGAGACGTAGAAGTCCAGTCAATACGAAGGTCTGGCGGAGCAGTCGAGGTCGAGGTTTACGACCCTAGTAGCGGTGAGTACCGCGTTCTTGAAATGGAAGACTAGGGCATATCGATGGGTGTCGCTGGGTTGCCAGCGGCACCTTCTCGCCTCTGTCCTGCGCCTCTGTGTCCCTTCCATTCCGGATCACCTCAGGAACCCAAGAGGCCAGCCACGCTGCTCCCCTCCCCGGATGCTGGACGCTTAGGGACTCTGAGGTAGGAGGCTCTCGCCTCTGTCCTGTGTCTCTGTGCCCCTTTCGATTCCCTACCGGGTGGCACTTAAGGGGTACCTAAGGGATAGCTAATGATATCTATCAGGTGTCACCTTAGGTTATACCCTTAGGGAGGAACCTTAGGGGCTCTCCTAGTGGGTGGGTTATTCAAGGAGAGCCCAGAGGGGTGTCAGAGGTGTTCCTTCAGAACCACCGAGGGGCCGACTGAAAGGAGGACCCGAGGGCTACTTCCATGAACCGAGCCAGCTCAGCGTCGAGGAGTTCGTCCTTCCGCTGCTGGACAGCCATCGACGTGTTCCGAGACATCTGTTCCAGCCAATAGGCGACACAGCCAGCCACGGCGTCCAGTCGGTCGTCATGGGCCAGAGAGCCACGGTTCCGGGTGATCCGGGTCATCTGGTAGAAGAGACGGAACTTGTTCACCTCGTCCGTTGGGAAGGCAGCCGTGCTGTCGTAGTCCCACTCGATGACCGAGGAGCAGATCACCAGACGGTGCTGGTTCATGATCGGCTCAAGGGTGTCGATGATGCGGGCTTCCTTCTGGCTCTTCGACCAGTCAGCGTCTTCGATGTTCACCGGATACTTCAGGATGGACCGAGCGCGGAGGAGCTGGGCGAACATGCCGTCACCCATGTTGGGCTCGACGAGGATGATGTTCACGCCCTGCTCCTTGGCCGTGGAGAGGATTTTGTCCAGCACCTCGTCCGAGTAGCCGTGGCCCCGGGAAGCGCCCACAGCCGTCAGATAGAGCACCCCGTGGAGCATCTTGACGACGGCCCAAGAGGTCTCGTCCTTACCGCGACCGGAGGGGTCCACGAACATGGCCGTGCCCTCGTAGTCGAGGAAGTCCTTGTCGTGGAAGATCGGGCGGTACCAGCGGTCACCCGGGAGGCCGACCATCGGGAGCTTGTCGATGATCTGGTCGGGACCGGAGCCCCAGACGATTTCCCTCGGGGCCTTCTTCGGGTTCAGCCCCATGACGATCAGGTCGGAGAGCTTGAGCGGGAACTTGTCCTCGTCCGACAGGCTGGTGTCCAGCATGAACTGGAGGGAGAAGCCTGAGCGTCCGTAGGATAGCTCGCGTTCGGCCAGATCACCGTCAGTGAAGCGTTGCGGGTCCGTGGTGCATCCCACCAGCGACGGGTCGTCGTCGAGCTTGCGGGCGATCATGGGGGCCAGCTTGGAGCCGTACTTGGCGCGGCGCTCCTCGTCGGGATACCTGGCTGGCCAGATGCGGACCTGATAGCCACGGTCGGGCAGCAGGTTATAGATCGACTGCTCGGTCTGTGGGGTGCCGAGATAGATGATCCGGCCACCGGGCTTGAGAACGGCGTCGAACTCCTTGATCTGCTCGGACAGCTTGTCGCGCTTGAGCTGGGTGTCGGAGTTGTTCGGTACCTCGATGTCGTCCGCGATCAGGACGTCAGCGCGAGACCCGGCGATCTGAGAGGTGATGCCCAGCGACTTCACAGACGGGGCGTGAGAGGCGCGAGCGGGTCCGACGTCGAACGACACCTTGGACATGCGCTGGTCGCCCGTGGGCCTGAGGTGGGCCAGGATTTCCATCTCGAAGATCAGCCGGAGGGTGAAGGTCGAGAAATCGTCGGCGCGTTGCTTCGAGGCCGAGATGACGAGGATGTTGAGCTGGGGGTTGCAATAGAGGAGCCAGCAGACGAAGGCCGAGGTGACCCACGACTTGCCCACGCCACGGAAGGCTTCGATGATCAGGCGCTTCGGGCCGTGCTGGAGGAAGCCAGCGATGTCGTACTGTACCGTCGTCGGGTTGGGCAGATGCAGGTGCTTCCAGACGAGGAAGAGGAAATTTCGGAAATCGCGGAGCGGGTCTGCTGAGTTCAGCGACGTGCTCGCCCGCAGGGTAGCCTTGGTCATGGGCTCCTGTTTGCTTGGATGTGGGGAGAAACTGGCTAGGATCGCTCAGGACGAGCGCTGTGAGCTTGGGGCATAGGTTGTCGGGTTTCGACCTAACGCCCGTCCTGAGGATTCTCTGTGCGCCTTCGAGCGCGAGGGATGCCCAGCTATTAGTGGGCGTATCCTTCTTCGTATTCTTCGCCCCCGAACGGGAGCTGCGAGGCGATGTCGTTGACGGCCTTATTGGTTCCCGGGAGGACGGTCTGGCCGTTGTCCTTGAGGAACTGCCGGATGACGTTGAGGGAGGCAGCCTCGGGCGTAATGCGGACGACCTCTCCGGTCTCCTTATCGACAGCCGCGCGGCCATTCACGATCATGTCCTTGAGGGTGTCTGCGAAGGCGTCGAAGAGCGACTCCATGGCAGAGCTATCGGTGCGCTTACTCATCGCGGTCTCTGATCTTCTGAACGGTTTCGATAGACTTCGAGGCGATCTGGACGAGGAGCCAGATGACACCGAGGATGGGCGCTACGACTGCCGCAGTTTCGGATGCGGTATAGAGCCATGGCAGCCAGACGGGGGTGGCCACAGCCGAAGCTGCGACCGCCGTGGTGGTGTGTTCCATTGTTCTTTCAGGGAGGAAGGCCCCACTTCGAGCGGGGCCATGTTGTTACAGTCCTGACGCCCAGCTCCAAAGGCTATCCACCTGTTCGGGCGGAAGGCCAAAGAGGCCGCTGAGGTCGGTGATGAGGGGGTGGAGACGCTCGAACATCGAGGCGTTCTTCCATTCGATCATACCCGCGACATCACCAACGAGCTTCTCGTCGATCTGAGCCTCGGTGATGCCGATGGAGTTGAGCGCGAGAAGGAGCTGGCGTCGGGAAAGCGTGCGCAGAAGTGCTCGCATTTCCTCAACTGTCGGAGGTACATACGGCTGCACCGGGAACTGCGGGTTATCGGTCAACCACCGGCGTATCGTCGGATTGAGGCCGAAGCGGTCATCCGGGTGGCTGCAATAGTCCGTATCGTAGGTGCTCCCCTCCATGTCGGTGATATTGCACCGGAGGATGAAGACACCCGGGTCGTTCGTCGCCGTGACCGTGGAAACGGAATTGAGGACGGGAGCGGAAGTGGTCGTCATTATGCTACCCTCTGCATGAGCACGGTGTTGCCGTTATTGGTGAACACCCCACGCGCCCGCCATGTGCCTGAAAGAGCAGCCCCGGTGCCCGAGAGCACGTAGATGTAGGTCGAGCTGTCAGCAATCCGCACGGTCGCAGAAGCGTTCCGATCTACCGCCGAGTCGTCGGCCAGGATCAGGTGTCCAATCGGGAAGCTCGTCGTGGTAGAGCTTGTGGTGGTGGAGATGTCGAAGGCACCCGGTTCGCCCTGAGGACCCTGAGGGCCAGTCGCCCCGGTGTTACCCTTGACGCCCTGAATGCCCTGCGGGCCGGTAGCGCCGGTCGGTCCCTGCGGACCCGTCGAGCCGGTCGGGCCAGTCGGTCCCTGCGGACCTGTGTCACCCTTCGCGGACACCAGAGACCAGTACGTCGGGTTCCCGCTCGGGGTCCGGTTCGTGCTGCCCACGATGCAGATGTAGGATGCGCCGCCGTAGGAGACGACGTCATCGACCTGATAGGCGGTCGCGGACGAGTATGCGCCTTCCCACTTCATGCCCTTGGTGCCCTGAGGACCAGTCGGGCCGGTCGGACCCTGAGGACCAGTCGGACCTGCGGGACCCTGAGGGCCGGTGCCCCCGGTAGCTCCGGTCGGACCAATGTCGCCCTTCGGACCAACAACGCCCTGCGGACCTTGGATACCCTGCGGGCCAGTGTTGCCGGTGTCGCCCTTCGGACCCACCACGCCCTGCGGACCTTGGACACCTTGGATGCCCTGAGTGCCTCGGTTCGCGACGAGCTGCCAGTAGGCCGTATCGGTCACCGCCTTGTTGGTGTGGGCCTGAACGCAGATGTAGGAAGCGCCCTGAGTTGCCGAGTAGACGGCATCCCGAATGGCGTAAGCCTTGACGCTGCTCCAATCTCCCGTCCAGTTCATGCCAATCGGGCCGACAGGACCGATGATGCCCTGAGGCCCCTGCGGACCTTGGAGACCCTGCGGGCCGCGACCGAACATGACCCCGGAGGACCATGCGGCGATGTCGTTGGAGAGCTTCCAGTAGACAATGCCGTTCTCGGTGTCGATGAACGAGAAGTTCTTCGCCTCGGCGTCGTAGGCTGCGCGATCAGAGAACGGACCAGACGCATCCGGGTCGAAGCTCTTGCCCACCGGACCTTCCGGCCCCTGCGGCCCCTGAGGACCTTGGATACCGACCGGGCCGATAGCCCCCTGCGGACCCTGAGGACCAGTAGGACCGGGCATTCCTTGCGGCCCCTGAGGACCGACGATACCCTGCGAGCCCTGCGGTCCCATGATGCCCGGAATACCCTGAGCACCCTGCGGGCCAACGATACCGGCAGGACCCTGCGGACCTTCGGGGCCACGCGCGCCGGTCGGACCAATCGGACCCTGAGGACCGGTCGGACCCATCGGGCCAAGCGGACCCTGCTCGCCGGTCGGACCCTTGTCACCGGGCGGACCCTTCGGCATGTCAGCCGAGGTGAACGGACGGAACTGGCCCAGCTCGTCGAAGCCGAGGACGTTGTTGGCGCGGGCTTCAATGCTGGGGAACTTAAGGCTTACCCGGCCAGCATCAGAGCTGGGGGCAACCAAAGCGCCAGTCACCGCCAGAGTGGCAGCGTCAGCAGCCTCCTGCGCCACGTAGAGCGCCTGAAGCGCTGCGCGGTTGAGATCCACGGATCGGAGGGAGGAGCCGTCCGCAATGGACACCACCGGAGTATCTCGGGGGGTCTCGCGGGCGATGCGGATGGTCTTACCAACGGCTGGCGCAGTATTGAACCGGATGGTGAATGCGGAAATCCACGCATAGTCCCCGGAAGGGACCTCATTGATTGTTACCTTGACGTGGTCCCGGTCGAGATACGGGAAGTCGAAGGTGAAAGACTTGGTGGAGCCATCTGCGTTGTAGAACAGGATGGTCTTGAGCTTGCTGGAAGCCATCTCTTTCCTTTGGATGAAATAGAAAAGGCCCCCGAGAGGTTATCCCGAGGGCCATCGAGTGGTTCGATTAGGTTAGTCTTCGCGGGGCTTCCGCTCAGGCAGATCGCTGATCATGGAGTTGAGCAGCATCGAGATCGGCAGGAAGTTCTGGAACGGCATGACACGGGCCAATGCGCGGGCCTCCTGCTGGGACATCTCCCGGCCACGGAGTAGCGGCTGGGTGATCGAAGCCAGAGCGGAGGGAGCGTCACTGAAGATCAGGCCGGTCGTCGGGTTGCCGAGCAGCGCGTCCTGACCCTGTTCGGTCGTGCGGAAGTTGAACACCGGCCCGCCGAAGATTGCCCCGGAGACCGTGCTGTCCATGATCATCGGAGCGAGCGAGGCCAAGCCAGCGCGGGACACCGCAGCGAGTGCGATGTTCTGAGGCGTCAGGCGTTCGTCCAGTTGCTTGTCAGCGTCAGACCTACCGATTGACCTCAGCTTCTCCTGAACGATGTACGTCAGGCCAGCGAAGGTCGTCGCGAACAGACCGCTCATGAGAGCCGCCCGGTCACGCAGATGGAGCAGCCGAAGGGTCTGCTTCTCATAGGCCGCGACGACGAACGTGCGGAACTGCATGAGGGTCTTGCCTACCGTGCTGTTCATCCACATCGGGATGTTGCCGAGGTCGTTCTTCTGGACGGTCGAAGTGGCGAACCTGTAGACGGCGTTGCGGAACGCTTCACGCGCCTCAAGGTCATCCCAGTTGTCGAAGTGAGCGCGAACGATCTTCTGGTTCGTGAGGAGACCCCGGGTGTACTCGAAGTTGCCCGCCTTGCGGAACTGCTCGTAGATGCGCTTGCCCATCGCCTCGTCCAGGCCCATGTCAGCCAGACGCTTCTTGGAGAAGCCCTTCCCGCTGTGAGCCATGATGGCGAACTTCTGAGCGATGCCCTGAGAGACCATCGTCTGGAGCGCTTCGTTGACGTGGGCCATGCCCGACGCGACCGAGGTCGTCCGGTTGACCTTCCTGCCGAACGCCTCGATCCTCTGCTGCCGGGTTCCACGGTCGAGGCTGTTAGGCCGTCCCGAGAACTCGTCAAAGCGAGCGGTCGTGTTGTGCGTCAGGTTCTCCGTCCCGTAGGGCACGAAGAGTTCCATGTCGTGGGCGAAGCCACTCTTTCGGATCGTCTCGCCGTCCGTGTTGAGGATGCGGCGCATGGCGGGCATGTGCGAGAGCGCGGCCTTGATGCCGAGACTGCCGATCACGTTGCCGAACTCAGGGAGCTGGGCGAAGCCCGCTTGGCTCATGACGCGCGAGAAGTTGTACTCACGGAGCGTCCTTGCCCAGTCGTCCACGATGCCACCTTCACCAGCCGCAGGGCGACCCTTGATGGTGTCGTAGGCGAACTGGAGGCCCTTGATGTCGTAGGCCCGCTCGGCTTCCGACTGAGCACCGGTCGCTGCCATGTCGGCCCCACGGTTCCCGATCTTGCGAAGGAAGGTGGACCACTCGGCGTCTCTGGTGATCCCATCGACGAGGACTTCCCCCGTCTTCGGGTCCTTGACGCGGAAACGAGCCAGCGCGATCAGGCCCGACATCTTGCGGATGTAGGACGAGGTCAGGTGCGTGGCGTCGTTATTCGTCAGAGATGACAGGGATAGGGGTTCCCCGGCAACGCCGTGTTCGCTGGTGAAGCCGTGCAGCTCGAACTCTTCATCGAGAAGGGTCCGCTTCTTGGCGACACCGTCCCTGCCCGCATCTTTCGCCTTGGTCGTGATCCGCTTGATGAGGTCCGCCGCGTCTGCCTGTTCAAGACCGCCGTGCATGACGAGGGTCTCGACGAGGTCATCGACGTTGTCCTCACCGACGTTCTTCATGAGCAGCTCTTCGACACCGAAGGCCCGCTTGACGATGGCCTTGGAGAAGCCCTTAGCGGCCCGCTTGAGGAGTTCCTCGGGGACCGACGGGTTGGCGCTGCGCATCGACCCCTCGATCAGAGCTTCGATTGCAGCCTCGCCGTGGCTCTTGCGAACGTCGGCGATCTTCCGAGCGTCCCACACACGCATGATGTAATGGGGGTCCCGAACGATCTTGTCGAAGCCAGCTACAGCGCGACCAGACAGGCCCTCGCGGATGAACGGGTTGGCTGCCATACGGCGAAGCTCCTCGTTGATCTCAGCGATCTTGTTGCCCATCTTGACGACTTCGGTGTCGTAGCGGTCATTGCGGCCGAACTTGCGATCACGCATGAAAGCGGTGACTTGCTCGTTGAAGGCAAGCGCACCAGCGTCCCGGTCGAACATGCCGTAGCCGTTGTTCGTGAGCCACGCATCCAGCGACGGATTGTAGGCTCGGTGGTAGGCACCCATCATTTCGCCGGTCAGGCGGGAGACCTCTTCGGTCACCGCGATGCTGTTGACGTTATGACCGACCTTGCCGACGCCGTCCTGAACGAGGAAGGCAGCGAGTCGGGTGAGCGGGTTCTTCGAGCCGTGCAGCTTGCCACCCAGCGTGAACCGGGCCTTGCGCATGGCCGTCTGTGCGACTTCCCCATCCCTGATGAAGCTGAGGCCAGCGTCGTCGAGGAACGGCTTGGTCGGCTCAACAGCGGCGGCACCAACGGAGCCAGCGTTGATCGAGGTGCCCATACCCGGGGCGACCTGGACCCCAGCCTGAATGCCCGTCTCGGCTTCTTCAGCGAGTTGGCGCCCGAGCTTCTGCACGGTGGCAGCCTCGTCCATGGTGCGGGGGTTGCGGTACAGGGAGCCAGCGAGGCCACCGAAGCCGAACCCGAAGACTGCACCGTAGAGGATGTCCGAGGTGTCCTTGTTGGGATTGACGGAAGCCGCCAGCGCGCCCTGAGTAGCACCCGCAGCCGAGCCCGCCAGAGCACCGACGAGGGTCCTGTGGAGGCGCGTTGCCTTCTTCCCGAGAACAATCTCAGGGGCCACCGAGCCGATTGCGATGTCAGCCGGGAGCGTTGCGACGTCGAGCATCCCGTTGGCCATCTGGAGGGCCGTCCCCGTCAGGCCAGCATTAGCCAGCCGCTGGAGACGCTCATGGTTCTCGTAGATGACGCCCTTGAGGTGCTCGTAATGCTCGTCGCTGCCGACTTCCCCGAGGTGTTCAACGAACGGGGTGACGTCGATTCCCTTGCTCTCGAAGTCTTCCTTGAGACGTTCGTCGCTGATCCGGTAGTTCTCGTCGAACTTGAAGCCCGGTCCCATGGCCTCGCGGTAAGCCCACACGCCGGTCTGTTCCGTCATGAAGGCGTCCTTGGTCGTCTGCCAAAGCGACGGGTCCTCAGCGATTGGTGAGAAGACCGGGGTCTCGTTCGGGATCGAGGTCGAGCCGCCACGGTAGGTCAGATCGCCGTCGAGGAGCTTGTCTTCGTCGGTGGTCGGGGTCACCAAGATCGGCTTGAACTCGCCGCCAAGGAGTGCCGCAGCCTTCTTGCGGTGGCCGTCCATCTGGTCCCGAACCTTGTCGAGAACGGTACCCGGAGCGCCGCCGTTGTTGGCGTCGGAGGCGTGGATGTTCTTTGCGTTGCCAGCGTTGATCGCGGCGTAAATCTGGAGGAGACCGTCGCCCTGCTTCACTCCCCGGTCGGAGAGGTACTTGTAGGCAGCCATGACCTGATCACGGACGGACGTGTTCTCGTCGATGCCGTATTGCTGGCGCTGTGGCTCGCCCCACTGGATGAGGCCGCGATGTCTTCCGTATTGGGTACGAGGACCCTTCTGCCATGGGTCAAACGTTCCGCCCGTCTCGTATGACATAGCCGTGGCTACGTCCAAGGGGTCAAGCCCGTACTGGCGACCGCCTTCTACGAGAGCGTCTGTGAGTTCTTGGTTCATCCGATCCTCATGGGTGAAATAGAAAAGGCCCCCGAGGTGATCCCGAGGGCCAGATTGTGGTTACTGTAGCGGAGGCAACTCGATGCCATCCTCTGCGAGGAAGCCCTTCTTTCGGCCTTCCCTGATGTCGGTCTCGCGCTTGTTCGTGACGGCCCTCTTGCGGTGGCCCTCGTCGATGCCCTTGCGGACGTTCTTGCGCTTCTCTACGGCAGCCGCTTCGGCTTCTCGCTTCTCGACCTCGATCTCGTACTTGCGGAGGCTGTCGAGACTGACGACGAAGAAGCCGCCCCCGTCTCCCCTGATGGGATCGAAGGTCTCCTTGTCGACAATGGTGAAGCGGGTCCCGTCTGCCCCGCTGACCGGCCTCAGAATGAGATCGCTCCGGTTGAACTCGCCAGCACCGAAGCGCTTCTTGGCGGGTCCTTCGAGGAAGGTCGTGATCGCCTTCTCGGCCATCTTGCCGAAGTCCTTGGGGCCAGCCCCGTTGACGTTCCCGAGGACCACGCCGTTGTGCATCATGGCGGACGACGAGATGGTCTTGGCGGCGAGGTTGATAGCCTTCTTCGGCTCCATGCCCCGGGCAACGTTGTGCTGCGCCAGCTTGGTGATCTTGGAATGGACCGAGGAGTAGTTGGCCGCGTCGGGGTCGAAGCCGTAGGTCTGGTTCATCACGGTGCCAACGGCAGACGCGATTTCATCCTGATGGTAGACGACGGATGGGAGCGTGCTCTTGTCGAGGACGGAGTTGACGCTGATCGCGTAGTCCAGAGCGCCCTTGTCGTCGAGATGCATGTCGTTCCTCGCGATGAAGAACGCCTCAGCGAACTCGCGGTCGGCCTCCTTGGTGTAGGCGGTCAGACGGCTTGCGGAGTTCTTGCGGATGGTCTGGTAGACCTCCAGCTTGCCGAGGAGCTTGCTCTGGGCCTCCTCGTCTTGAAGGACGGACGGGTCAGCGGAGCCAGCGAGATTGGACAGAGCCGTTTCCACCTTCGGGTTCTTGAGGCCCGACATGGTGAAGGAGCGCTCTTCCCGGGCGATACGGTCGTTGCCGGTCTCCCGGTCCCGCTTGGCGATTGCGTCCGACTGAGCCTCGTAGGCCCGCAGGACGTTGTCCTTGAGGGTCGCCCCCTCGTACTTCTTGGTGGCACCGGACGGGAGCTGGATGATCTTGTCGCCGTCGAAGGCGTCGTAGTTGCCAGAAACCAGCGCCTCTAGGCCAGCCTGAGTGTGCTCCTGAACGCCAGCCATGAATGCCTTCTCGTCGATGGCCTTCTTGGCAACCGCTCGGATGGCCTCGGTGCGGTCGATGGAGTTCCGCTTGGATGCGAGGCTCGGGAGCTTCTCGCCCTTGGAACCGACGCGCTCGCTATCGATCAACGCGAGGGCAAACTCGGGGTCATCTTCGGCGGACCTTGCGGCGAGGTTCAGGTATTCCTGATCAACGTCGCCGTTCTCCATGACGAGGACGCCATCCTTGCCGAGGTTCTTGCCCTCAGCCAGGACGAGATTAGCCCGTTCCTGCGCCGTGCCCTTCCCCTTGCTGTCCGAGGCGAGCCGCGAGAGGTGGCCGAAGGCGCTGTCCTTCTTCTGCTGCCCATACTTCTCGATCTCGCGGGTCTCCTGCATGGAGCCGAGGCTGCCGATGAAGCTCTCCCAGCGACGGGCGTAGGGCTTGCCGAAGTTCTTGTCGGACCCGTATTGATCCAGTCCCTCAGCCATCATCTGCCGAGCCTTAGCCTCGACATCTACGGCATCCCAGTCGGTGGTCGTCATGACCTCCTTCTTGAAGGTCTCGATCTGGTGGGCAGCCATGCCATCACCGGACATAGCCGAGAGGGCCATCTGCTCGGTGTTCTTGGCTCCCCTCGGGACGGTACCGTTGACAACGGCCTCGTTCCACTGAGCGGGGGACCAACCGGCGTACTTGCGCTGGGCCTGATATGCGTCGTCGTCGGTCCCCTTGTTCTGCCGAGCAGCCACCCGAACCAGATTGCCGAGGCTGTTCGAGAAGGAACCGAGAGCGTCAGACAGGCGGGCCAAGTTCTGGTCGCCCTGAACCCTCGCCGGGGCTGCGTATGTGTCAGACTGGACGGGCGTGGGACGGAGCCGGGTGTCCGACTGCAAGTCCCGTACCTGAACTCGACCTTGTGCCATGCTGAATTATCCCTGCGTTAGCTTCGCTCGCTGATATCCGCCCATTGCGTCGAGACCGCCGCTGAGAATGCGGATGGCCGCTCCCGCGAAGGAGGGCTTCTGGCCTTGGTCTACGGAATTGATGCGTCCTTCGGTCTGGGTCTGGACGCCTTCCATCTCGCCACGGAGGTAGTCAGCTTGCATTTGATAGTTGTTCGACAGGGTCCGCTCAGCGCGGCCTTCCTGCCCGTAGAAATCGTTGATCAGGGCATCGACCGAGAGACCGGTCACCCCACCCTCAGCCGCCGCGACTGTCGCCGTCGAGCGCTGCTGTAAGGCTTCCCTGTTGAGGTTCTGCTGCTCCAGCGAGGCAGCCTTGGCCTCCTGTAGCTGGCGGTGTTGAAGGGCCGCGTACTGGTTAGCGGCAGCCTTGTTGGATGCTATCCTGTTGTTGTCGTAGTTCTGGCGCTGCGCCTCATACGCGGACTGCTCGGCCTGATAGCCTACGACGGCAGAGGCAGCGGACATCGCGAACTGGGCAACGGCCAGACCTACTGCGCCTACGCACATTCGGTTGACCTCAGTCTTGCAAATTCATGGAAGGGTCGGCGCTCGACACCGAACTCGGGGATGGTCCTCAGGAACACGAAACCGAGCCTTTGGAGCCACCGAACGTGAACCGTGTTGCGGGCGTCGATGTGGTTGCCGAGAAGCGGAAACTTGCGGTGAAGCATGTCGAGCACCTCGGGGGTGCCCTTCACGAACTCTCGGCGATATTTGAACAGGTCGTCGGAGGAAACCATCCAGACGAGCCCGAAGAGCGGGTGCTGGTCCACCGGCTGGACACCGAAGAGGCCGATAACCCCCTCAGGTCCAACCAGTGCCCAGTTGTCACCGGAAGCGCCCACGATGTCGAACGGCAGGACGACCTCGGGCTCTAACCCAAGGAACGCCCTGAACTCGTTCTTGTCGGCCTCACGAAGGCGCGGGGCCAGAGAGATGGCGTCGGCCACCGTGGCCCTGCGATAGTGAAGCATTAGATCCTCGTGGACTTCCTGACGTAGTTGGCTATCCACTCCCCGCTCAGGATCGAGCACGGGAGATAGCTGTCGTTGACGATGTCGATCTGCACCCGGTCATTGCGGGCGAGTATCGGGATGCGGAAGCTGCCGTCGCTCAGGTGAACGCGGTCAACTCGGTTCTCGGGATCGCCCATCATGCGCCCGTTGGTGAAATAGGCGCGGGTCGGCTGTGCCAGAGGCGTGACCTCGACACGGAAGAAGGCGGTCTTGGAGAACTGGAAGAGCACCTGTAGGAGCTGCAAGCGCCCCTCGGTGATGACCTGCATCCCGCCGCCCTGGCTCTGCTGGCGGACGAAGATCGTGGAGAGCGAATAACGCATCTCGTAGGGCAGACCGAAGTAGAGCGGAACGCCCCGCAGGTCCCCTCGAAGGGTGACGAAGTTCGCCCCGGATTCGAGGATGTCGATGACCATTCCCGGCTCGACCTTGGACCCCGAGTTGCCAGCCGTCACGCAGATGTAGTTGTCCTCGGCCACGTCCCGGGTCATCGGAACGATGGTCTGGTTCGTGTACGGGTCATACTGCGCGCCGCTGTTGTTGGTGACCTTGAACCGCCTGTCGAGGTGCGTCACGAACGTCTGGTTGACGTCGATGCCACCCGGCTGGATGTCCATGCATTCGAGGAATGCCTCACCGCTCCGATCAAAGATCAGGAAGAGCTGCGACGAGACGAAGCCGATGTCGATGACCTTGGTCACGCCCGGGAACGTCCACTTCGACCAAGACGATTGGAGCTTTTGCCCGTTCGCCCAGTAATATTTGTAGACGTAGATCGCCGCAGGGTCGTCGTCAGAGAGCACCACAAGGATGTCCTCATGGGTCGAGGCTGCCATCCTCACGATGGAGCCCGGGATGTACTGGGGCACATGGCCGGTCACGTCCTCGGCGTCGGCAATCCCGTTCTCGTCAATCCGGTATTCGCGGATCATGGAGAACTGGCCGCGATCAACTGGGAAGAAGATCGAGCTGCCGGTCGCCACCGGGCGCGTCAGGGACGACATCGAGTAGGACGTCGTGGCGCGGATCGATGCGGTCTTCGGGGTCAGCAGCTCGTTGCCCATGAAGGTGAACTGCTTCTGATCCGCGAAGAGGACCAGACGGTCGTTGAACGCTTCGGCGGACCTGAGGACGGACACGCCGTTCTCCGTCGCGGCCACGTCGATGGGGTCATCGTCGAGGAGCGTCGTAGCGGTGCCCCGCCAGAAGTCGAAGAACTCACCGGAACGGGACAGGACCACGTTCTCCCCGGAGAGAAACCCGAGGCGGTTCTTGAAGAACGTCAGCTCGTTGATCGTCAGGCCCACGAAGGACGGCTCTGGGACCGTCTCAAGGTCGCCCGCGCCGCGCGAAGCCCACGTCGCCCGCTTGAAGGTGAAGGTCCCGTCCGCGTTGCGGATCAGGACGTGAGGCATGGTCGCCGGATCGAAGGCGGTCTTGATCCCGGGAGCCGGAACCTCGCGCCAAACACCCGGAGTGCTCGCATCATCGGTCGGGGATTGCTTCCCGAACTTGACGTAGTAGTCGTCGAACTTGGTCGTGACCGAGCCCGAGACCCTCACGACAACGCCCTCCTCGCAATAGGCAGGAAGATCGGCGAAGTCCTGAACGCGCTCCTTGATGGCCTTCATGGCGTGGCCGTTGTAGCCATCCTCGATGCCAATACTGAACCCGCTGCCGTCGTTCTTCTTGATGTAGATCGTCCCCCGGGAGACCTTCACGGTCCACCCGTTGGCGGCATTTATGCCGTTGGCAGCCAGATTGGTGTCGGTGGTCTTCCAAGACCAGTCGCCGTTCTCCTTCCCGTTGACGGTCGTGAGCATCTGCACGGCCTCTCCGGTTGCCAGACGGCGGGAGATGAAGGCGGTGTCGATTGCCGGCGATTGGTTGGCGCTGGTGCCATCCGGGGTGCGGTACCATGCGACGACGGAACCGTTGATGATGATCTTGTAATCGCGACCGTAGTTACCGGCCATGACGTTGATGATCGCCTCGGACTTCATCTCAGGCTCCGTGGCGGAACCCATCGCGACCTTCTTGGTCATGTTCGTGATGAAGGTGTAATCCCCGACCGTGATGCTGCGATACGGAGGCCGTCCGCTGCCCGAGTAGCTCAGGTAGGTGTAGCCGTTCGGGGCCGTGACGGTCTTCTCGTTGCCCGCGAGGTCGAACACTCGGATGCCCGTGGAGGACATCAGAACCTCGTAACGCTCGGTGGCGTCACGATTGATCATGTGGGCGTGGAGGTTCGCGCCAAGGTCAGCACCGAGGTTGGCGGTGCGCTGCGTCGGCGGGCGCTTCTTAAGGCCATCGACGACGGTGGAATAAGCGTTGATCTGAAGTTCGCCCTGAGAGGCCAGCCTGAGGGCCATTGCCTGTTGGCTGACGCCGTTGGCGAAGTTCGGGATCGCCCCGGAGACCTTAGCCACGCGAACGGAGGTCCTGAATGAACTGGCTGTCGGAGAGCATATTCGGGTCGGTGCTCTGCAACTCCTCGTCCATCATCGCGGACAGGGCGATAAGCTCGTCCTGCTGCGTGTAGGAATGGGTGTTGGGATCACCGAAGTACCGATCCTGATACTTCCGAGCGGCGCGAATGGTGATGTAGAGGCGAGCCGTGGAGGGCAGCTCCTCGAAGTCCAGGCCGACCACCAGATCAACGGTAACGGGGCCATCGAAGTTGTAGGAATGGTCGCCCTTGTTGTAGAGCCGCTGACCGCGCTGGACGCAGTTGAGCCCTGCACTTTCCCCCACGGTGTCAACCTTGAGGGTGTTCAGAGGGAGTCGGATTTCGCCCGCGTTGTCGGGAGCGATCTTCCAGCTTTCCTCGGTATTGAAATTCCAGCCCCGCGTTTGGACCTCCACGGAGGTTGCTCGGAGCGTGTTCATCGCGAGAGAGGCGTCAATGATAACGTTGTCCTCAAGCGTCGAGATCGGGCTTTCCGATCCGGTCGCGAGGATTTCGTTGACGGCCTCAAGCTCGGTCAGCGGGGTGAGACCGGCCATTGGTTCTCCTGTGAAGGGGTGTCAGAAACGAAAAAAACCGAGGCCCCTGTGAAGGGACCCCGGCTTGGGGATGCGGAGACCGCGGATTAGGCGATCTTCAGCTCGATGGCGCACTCGGGACGGAGTTCACCGTGGCCGATGGCGTACTTGGCGACGATCAGGGTGCCCTGACGCGAGACCATGTATTCGCTCTCCATGGCCAGATCGAGCAGCTTGACGGTACCAACGGCACCCTTCTGCATGATCAGACCAGCGGTGTTGGCGAAGTTGCCCTGATACTTGGTCGGGCCGTCAGCGACGGTCGTGCCGTTCGGCAGGTTCTTCGACTTGACGAGCGGGATGTCGGCGATCTTGACGACCTTGCCGTCCGAGTAGGAACCCTTGCCGTCCCAGTCCTTGTTGATGACCTTGGTGTTCTGAGCCAGCATGTAATACTGGACCGGCTTGAGGAAGCCGTAACGGTCACTGTCGGGGACGTACTTGTCGTCGAAGACGGCGGCAGCATCGAAGAAGGCCGAAGCCAGCTTGTCGCTGTCCGTCAGGAATGCAGCGTTGGTGAGCGAGCCACCACCCGGGAGGCCGTCAACCACCGGACCCTTACGGGACGCGAGGACTGCCGTACGGGCAACGTTGCGGTCATAAGCCTGAGCAAGCTCTTCGCCGAGCTGCTTGGTCATTTCCGAGCGGCTGTCGAAGTGGTTCATGGCCTCGTAGATGTTGGCCGTGAAGTAATCGGTGAGCAGGAGGTCATCAATCGTGATGACGCGCTCGTTGAACTTCGCGACCGAACCGAGGACCTGAGCACCCGGCGTATGGTAGCGGGCACCCGACGTGCGACCCGTTAGCGGGAAGCACGCGGACTTGCCGTTCGGAATGTTGCGGACCATGTGCTTGTCCGCGAACTCTACCGTGCGGGTGAAGGCAGAGATGATTTCGCCGGTCGCGACCTTGACGAAGTTTGCGTCGAGCGCACCAGCGCCGTTGGCCTGACCGAGGTTGGAGACTACTCCGTTAGTCATGTTGATTTCCCGTATTGTTCTGAGGTTTGCGCGGACCTCGGAGCAGCACTGGAAGAGGCGTTGGGGATTATCCGGCTTCCATGCCCTCGGGCACGGTCGGCGGGTCGCCAAGTTGTCTTCTTGTGAGACTTCCTTGGTTCCTGTGGATCACCAGCTAAAGAGCGGTGTGATCTGTCAGAACGGGATGCGGGATTTCGTCAGTTACTCGGCGGGGCACATCTCCGCGAGCGTATTGAAGATTGCGGCTATGACGATCTTAGGGACATAGCTGGGGTTGCGTTTGAGGTACTCGACGGTCAGATCGTAAAGCGTGTTCGGGGTGACCTGAGCATCGCTGATGCATTGGCGGATGCGATCCTGCGATGGATCATCATTGAGCCGAACGACGAACCTCGTCTCCACCACACCGTAGACGTAGCCAATGTGGTAGGCGTTCTTTGCCGCCATAAGCTCAGCGCCGGTTAACGCGGAAGCGGGCGAAGGAAGCAACAACGCAATAGCCAGAACTGCCAATTTTTTCATTCGATGTCCCCCAGTAGCGATTGCAACTTATAGGGCACCGATCGATTTGGCGAGTGACCCCCGTGGTGCGCTGGATGGTTCACCGGCAGCAAGGCCAGTTCAGCGTCGGGGGTTCTATTCGTCACTTCTTGAGGCGTCCGAGGAGCGCCTTGCCGCCGTCCACAATGAACAGTGCGGAGATGATGTAAGCGGCCCATTCGTCGAACGGAGCCGGGAGAGGATGGACTGTCCAGCCCCACTGCGGGACGGCTGAGACGAAGTTCAGGCAGAGCCAGTGGAACCCGAGGGGCACCACGAAGAAGAGCTGGAACCACCACGTCCTGCCGACCATAAGGTTGGCCTGAGCGGTGACTACGGTCTTCGTGACCTCGGCCTTGATCTCTTCCTTCTTGACCTCGTCGTCCATGCGCTTCTCGATGGTGTCGAGGAGCTTGTCGAGGGTGCCTCCGGTGAACAGGCCGAGAGCCTTACCGGCCACCCATTTGAAAATCGTGGCGAGCATTAAGCGAGAGCCTTCAAGAGAATGTTCAGGACCCGCGTCAGAACGGACTTCTCGGCCTCCGTGACGGAGACACAAACCTGTTCCTTCGTGGATGCCTGGGGGGTTGGCTGCGGGGCTGGAAGAGGAGCGCCATAATCGGAACCACGCAGGGCGACCTCGAAGGTCAGAGCGATCTTGCCGATCTCAACCTGCTTGTCCGTACCGTTGATTATGCGCCGCGCGTTGGCGAACTCGCGGAGGTCTTCCTTGTCGTCCTCGTCGATCTGGTCGATGAAGTCGTCGAGGTCCTTGCCAGTGAACCAGCCCTCCCTCATCCCCTCGAAGAGGATCAGGACGGCAATCTTCGGGTCCATGGCGAGTTCGTAATTCTTGGTCAGGGTACCACCGAGGCCGAGCTTCTTGTCGGCGTTCTCGTAGTTGTAGTCCCATGTGAGCTGCACGTAGCCGCGACCATAGGCGACCTGACCGTGCTTGCCCGGGATGCCGTATTTGCGGCCCCTGCCCTTGCCATATTCAGCGATGGGCTGCATCGTCTTGGCGGTTTCCCACCAGACGGTCGCGAGGATGTAAGCCAGAAAGGGCAGCGTAATGCCCCGCTTGGTGGCCTCGTCGAGGATCAGCTCGAAGCCGTCAACCTGAGACTGCTGGAGAGCCCCGAACGTGACGCGAACCTGCTTGTAGAACGCAGAGCGGTTCATCAGTTCCTTTCGGGTGGATAGCCGAGGCTTGCGATTGCAGAGGCCCCGGCCACGTTGGTTATCGGATGTTGTTCGAGCGACCGAGCTTGGCTTCGACGCGGGCACGGTAGGCGTGGTCAGCGGCGTAGCGCGGATCGTTCATCGCCTCGGTCACTTCGGCCCAGCTCGCGAAGACATCGGTCGATGCACCAGCGGGCTTACCACCGACGAGCTTCGGGTCGCGGCCATTCGCGGCCTCGTACTTGCCCTTGAGCTGCTCCATGGCGATCACCGCAGCGTTGACGTCGGCGTTCGCGAAGGAGGCGTTGAAGGTCTCGACTTCGGCTGCGGTCAGCGAGGTGGACGCCCATGCGAACATGCGGTCCATGCTTTCCTTGCCACCGGCAGCAGACGTGATGCGCTGTGTTGCCAGCTCGGCGAGAGCGTTCTGACCGGCGATGTACTGGTCAACCGTGGCGCGGTCATAGCCCTTGGCTTCGAGGTCGGCGTAGGTGGCGTCCGAGAGCTGGCCGTCCTTGGTGTACTCGTCAGAGAGCGCGTTCAGGTCAACCTTGCCGGGGACTTCGTCCTTCTTCTCCTCGGTCTCGCCTTCCGGCTTCTCTTCGGTGGTCTCACCTTCCGGCGTCTCTTCCGGCTTCGGCTCCTGCGTCGGAGCGCCCAGCTTCTTCTCAAGCTCGGCATAGGCGGCTGCCATGTCTTCCCAAGACTTGAACTTCTCGGGGAGCCCGGTCGGGCGTTCTCCTGCTGCCTCTGCGGCTGCGATCTGAGCGCGTGCCTCAGCCTCGTTCGTGGGAGCCGTGGCGGCTGCCGCTGCGAGTGCTGTTGCCGATTCTTCCGGCGTCGGCTCGGCGGACTGGATTACGACGGAGTGCTGATCAGCCATTCGACGGCGTGTATACCGAACCAGAATTGAGCGTCACGGCACCCTCGGCGGCGACCGGCTTGACCCGCGTGGTCGTCTTCTTTGCCGGGGCTTCCGGCGTCTTTACTTCATCAGCCATCAGGCTTCTTCTCCTGCTTGTGCGGCTTGTTCAGCCTGTGCGTCGTTGACCATCTGCTGCTTGCCCATCTGACCCATGGCCGAGATGGCCTGAGGTCCGAGGTTCTGCGCGAGGGCCATGAGCTGTGCTTGCTGGTCGGCCTGAGCGATCTCTTCGTCGCTGCGGATGAGGCCACCCATGTCGACACCGAGGGCTGCCCCACGGCGCTTGAAGTATTCCCCGAGGTTCACGTAGCGACCGATCACTTCGGCACCACCCATCTGGGCTGCCCCTGCGATGAGAGCGTCGAGGTTCTGGAGGTCGTTGCCTCGGCCAAGGGCGTCGATGCCAGCGACGATGGACGTGCTGGTGATTTCCTTGGGGAGCGGCGGGACCTTCCTCTCGTGCTCCATGCGGATGGAGAACAGGTGGGCTGAGGGGATCTGGAACTCTTCGGAGAGCAGCGAGTAAACGCCACCCATACCTTGGTCCAGCTCGCCAGCGACGTAACGAATCTCTTCGGCGGTCACCCGCTCACCCTGCCGCTGAACGGCACTGTGAAGGAGGAACGCATAGGAGAGACGCTCGCTGATCTTGTCGATGAGCCTTTCGGCCACCGCGAAGTCAGCTTGCTTCTCGAGACGGAGGGGAACCACGTCGCCCTCTTGGCCGGTCACGAAGTCGCCGTTCTTGGCCTTGGAGAGCTGGTGCGGGCGGGTTGTCGAGTTGGAGCGAACCAACCAGACCACCTTGGCACCCTGAATGGTACCGTCGCGGAGAGCTTCGGTCAGCTTGTCGAGGTTGTTGAGATCGCCAATGTATTCATCGACGAAGCCGCGTCCGTAGTCCTCACCCTCGATATAGGTGAAGCGGAGCGGCAGCCATGGAAGCTTGTCAGCCGGGTATTCGCCAGCGTACTCGCCATCGATCTGGACACCCTCGATCTCCTGCGTGACGACGAACTTGTCGCCATCTTCGGTGCGTCGGATCATGGTGTAGACGTCGATGGTCGCTTCCCGGGGAGCCGAGGCTGCATCCCTGACGGCGTTGATCTTTGCGAGGATGTCGGCTGGCAGAGCAGCGCGAGCGATCTGTTCGCGGATCACGATGTCGAGGAGGTTGCCCGAGGCGTCCCTCGCAACGACATACGAGGACAGCTTGAAGGCGCGGACGCGGCCCTTCTTCGGAATGTGGAGCAATGCGTTGCCCGCGAGGAGCAACTGACGGAATACCTCGAAGGACACCGGGCGGAACATGGCAGAGTTCATCACGGAGATGACTGCCCGCTCGCGAGCGCTGAGCGCCTTCTCGACCTCACCGCGCTGGTTGTCAGCTTGGGTCAGGTTCTGGAGAGCCAGGTCATCGACGGTGTACTTGAAGAATGGGGTGTTTACCGGGAACAGGCTGATCTGGAGCTTGGACGCCAGATGCCGGATGCCACGGGCACCGAGACTTTGGTTGGGCTCAACGAACGTGGTCGCCCCGGTCGTCCCATCAGCGGGAAACAGGTGGGGAACCGTGAGTTCTGCCGCACGGCGGGCGCGCTTGAGATAAGGCTCCCGCTCCGTGGACAGTTGTTCGTAAAGGCCCTTCGCGGAAACGACTTCCAGCTCGGCCAAAGATTACCTCGGGATGTTAACCCCGGTGGCCCCCGGAGAGGCCAAAGGAATAGTCAGCGCGGCTCGACCCTTGCGGGCCTTGTTGGCGGTACCTGCGTCGGTATCCGTCTTACGCGTGTTGTCGTTGAGAACCGGAGCTGCGGGAGCGGTGATCATCGGAGGCGGCGGCGCTACCGGATCAGCCTTCTCGATCTTCGGCTGCTTAGGTCGGCACATTGTGAAGGATGTCCTCTTCCTGCTGCTGGAGAATACTTTCGAGGTGAGAGATCACCCGTTGCTCTCCGAACAGAGCCCCAAGCTCACGGTCGGAAATGTTGATTTCCCTCGGGAGGCTGTTAGGGAATTGCGTCTTAAGCCAAACAATTAAGTCCCGAGGGATAGCAGGAGGACCGTCAAAGCCCTCCATAGTGCTAGTGGGTGGGTTATTCACCAAGGTCTCCAAAGGTCTCCACGACGTTGGGGAACAGAAGATCGTAGACCTTCCGTCTCAGATCGCTGATGGTTCCATCGTTGACGATTTCATGATCGACGAGGTGGTCGGGAATGCCAGCCTCGCTGACGTGGGTCGAGACCTGACGCCGAGCGACAGCCGGAACCACGCGGATGATGATGCCCCCGCGAGACCGGAGCATCTTGGCCTCGTTCTCGAACCTGACGTCGTCGGTGACCACGTTGCTGTCCCGGGTCGATATCCGGTCATCCCAGCGTTCGATCCAGAAGTCAGGGGCCATGAGCACCCTGCCCCATTCCGTTCCGAGGGTCACCATGGCGTGTCGCGGCGTCTGGCCGCTCAGGTACGGGCACGGGACCTCTTTCAGATCACCTTCGATCCGCCGCTCAATCTCGTCAGAGGTCAGCCCGATCCCGACATAGATGGACCGAAGCATGTCCTTGAGAGGAGCAGCGAATTTGACGAGGGTGTAACCGAAATCAGCCAGAAAGCGAGAGACTTCGGACTTGCCGGAACCGGCCTGTCCTGTGATGCCTATCAGTCTGGCGACCATCAGATGATGATACCGAGCTGCCTCAGCTTGGCGACCGTGAAGACCGCCCGGTTATGAAGGATGAAGATGCCACCGGCAGCCTCCCAGCGAGCCTTGTTGACCGATCGGTCGTCAATCAGGATGTCGCCGGGTTTGCAGTAGAGCGGCTTGTCGTGGGTCTCGCAGGTGGTAACTCTGACACGCTGGCCGAGGTTTTCCTCCACCCACTCCCGCTTCTGCCAATCGACGACGCCCGGGTTGGTCTTCGGCAGAGCCGTGAGGATCACCGGATCGAGGTGCCTGACCGCGTCCCAGAGGACATCGGCGTCGGGCATCTTGTCGAACGAGCGGAAGAAATCAGGCACGGCATTGAGGCGAGCCCAGAGAGCGTCACCACCGTGGATGAAGTCGTAGCGGTAGTGACACTCGCCGTTCAGGACCTCACAGGCGCGCTTGTCGAAATCGGCAAGGACGCCGTCCAGATCGAGGTAGATGGTCACGTTGGGTTCCAGAGGATCGGTTCCTTATTCGCGTGGTCGTAATCTTCGTTGTGGAGGATGCGGGCGAGACGGGCTTGCATCAGCGCGTCCTCTTCGGTCAGGCCAACGGACTCGTAGGCGCCGACGATGTGCGGCCACCAGCGGTCACCTTCGGGGATGTTGGCGATGATCTTCTTGGCCTTCACCGGCCCCATGCCCGGGCAGCCGGGATAGCCGTCCGTCGTGTCGCCGGTCAGGGTCTGCGTCAGCCAGTTGCGGAGCGCTTCCTCGGGCGAGACCGTGATGATGTCGCCGTCCCGGTAGATCGAGCCCGGGATGGTGAGCATGTCCTTGTCCTGGCTGACGATGACCTTCTCGCCCTTGATGATCCGGGGGTTCGTCGCGAGGATGCCCATGACGTCGTCGGCTTCGATCCCGGGCTTGTACTTGGCACCGTGCTCTTCGATGAGCCAGCGCTTCACCTCGTTGGTACCGACCGGCTTCCGGCCACGGCCCTTCTTGTAGCCGGGGAAGAGTTCGTGCCGGAACGTCGTGCCCATCGACAGGGTGATGACCGATTGGTCGGCCTCAAGGTCCCGCTCTAGGCGGCGGATGGTGTCGATGACGGTGGCCTTAACTTCCTTGACGTCGCACGTCAGGGTCCATTCGTCGTCGCCCCAGTCGATCTCTCGCTCAAGGACAGCGCCGGTCGAGACGACGAGGATGTCCCCGTCGATCAAAAGTGTTCTCAAAATATCTCCTTAACGGAAGTCGTTTCGTTCGCCGCAAAACTTGCAGCAGCTTGTAGAGATGACGTGCTGGCGTCCGTTGGCCATGGTGATGCTGCGGAGGGGTATCCTGATCCACTCATGGACGCCGATGCGGCAGAGGGTGCGCCTGAGATGTCTCACAGGGATTTGACCTCTCGCTGGAAGATGCTGGTCCTCGACCATTTCTTGCTGAGCTGCAAAGCGTGGTGTGCGGCGGCTTCGGCGCTATCGAACACCTCGTCCACCTCACCGTTGCGCATGACGATCCAAATGCTCATTCGTCCGCCTCAATCTGGCTGATGCCGTATTTGTTGGTCAGGTTCTCCTGCATCGCTTCTCTGTCGCGACCGGAGAGTGGTTCGTTTGTGGAGCCCACGCAGAAGACCTGCGGCGTCCTCAGGATGTAGTGCGTACCATTCACCGACCGGGGCGAGCTTAAAGCCAGCCACAAGGCGATGAAGAGTTGCCTCAGCTTTCGCACGATTGGCGAACTCCTTTGTTTCGTAGAAGGTGAAGGCCCTGTAGGGGTCGCCCGTGTTGAGCGACCGGAGCCGGTTCTTGAGGTCTCGGGCGAAGCCGATCTTGCACACCCCGGGCCACGCCGGATTTGCCGCGATGTAGACAAACCCGGGGGCGTTGTGGGGGGCCTTAGTGTGTTTCGTTCCAGTTGTTCCCGACGTCGTAGTTTCCTGCGAGCGGGCACCGGAACTGGTAGTATTCCCCGGCGAGACGGATGGCGTTGGCTGCCGTCTTCCCGACGAGGGTTGCTTTGTCTTCATCTACCTCGATCTGCCATTCGTCGTGGATGTTGCCGACGAACTCGTAATGAACTCCAGGGATTAGCCCCATCTCTTGAAGTTGGTTGTCAAGGATGACCAGAGCGCGTTTCATCTGGATTGCACCTGCGGACTGGAGGAGAGTGTTGAGAGCCGAGTGCTCGGAGCGGACGTTGAGGACACGACCGTCGAGCCCCTTGATCCAGCCCTGCGTCTTGCACTTGGCCTTGACCGCGCTGACCAGCTTGTTGAGCGCCGGGAGAGCCTTGAGGAACTTCGCCCGGGACGTCTTGCCAGCATTGGTGATCTGCTGCTTCGTGCCCTTGACGCCGAGGATGCAGCCGAGATTGAAGTCGCCCGACCCGTAGATGAAGGCGTAGAACCAAGTCTTCGCCGTATCGCGGTCACACCCGAGCGCTTTCGCGTTCATGGTGTGCATGTCGGTGCCGAGTTCCTTCTTTCCTTCGAGGACCGTGGCGATGTAGGCACCGCCGTCGTAGCGGGCCATGTAGCCAGCCAAATCGCGCAGCTCCAAAGCGTCCGCGTCACAGCCGACCAGCTTCTTGCCCGGTGAGGCGATGAAGAGGGTTCGGCATTCGTGGCCGTAGGGAGCGCCACCAGACGGGACCTGGGCCATGTTCGGCTTGCTGTGGGTCATGCGACCCGTGACAGCCCCGTTTGTGTTCACCTGACCGTGGATGCGCCCGTTCTTGACGTGCTTAAGCCACGCCTCTTTGCCGTCAGCGAGCTGGCCGAGGCGCTTCTGGATCATCAGGTACTTGGTGAGGAGCTGGGCTTCCGGGTACGGGAGCGACGAGAGGATTTCTTCGTCCACCTTCGGGTGCCCGTCAGAGGTGAACTCAACGGGCTTCCAGCCGAACAACCTCTTGAGCCGGTCAGCGATATCGAGGCGGGACCCGGGGTTGAACGGGACCAGCTTGATCTCGGTGTACGGCGCGTCGGTGGTGAACTCGGCCTTCGGATAGACCGGGATGGTGTTCCCGTCCTTGTCGAGCTTCGGCCTTCCGTCCTTTTTGTAGCGCTCGATGCCGGTCGGCTTGAGGTGCTTCTGGGCGACCCTGCGGTCAACCGTGGGCTCCTTCCTGCCGAGATTTCGGTACCAAGGCTTGAAGGTCTGGAGCAGCTCGCGCTCGGCGTCAGCCTTGGCTTGGCTCAGGATGCCGAGAAGCTCGACCGCAGCCCGCTCGTCGAAGGCGAACCCGTAGCGCTCCTGACGGGAGATGATCCGACGAACGCAATGTTCGAGCTGGATGCTCTCCTCGGAGAAGCCCTTCGAGTTGACCTTCCGCCAGACCTGCTCGGTGACCTCGACGTCCTGAACGCAGTAGTCCTGCATGGACTTGGACCAAGTGCCCCACACGAAGCGCGTGAGGTCCTGGCCCTTGAGGCCGAGCTTCTTGCCTTCGGCTTCGCGCTCTTTGCCGTAGTCACCCTTCCAGACACCGAGGCGTTGGCCCCAGCTTTCGAGCGAATGACGACCGAAGAGCTTCTGGTCGATCCAGCGGCCCTTGCCCTTGCGCTTCTCCTGCCGGAAGTCGGCGTCTTTCATGTCGGCCCACATCAGGCGGGACATGACGATGGTGTCGCGAACGACGGCCTTAGGCTGGAACCAAGGGTGGAGCTTCTGGATGGCCGGGATGTCGAAGTCGACAATGTTGTGACCGGCAATGAAGTCCGCTTCCATGAGCCAGTCGAGACCGGCCTTGATCGGCGGGTAACCGGGCTGGTCAGCGAAGGAGCCGACCTCTCCGGTGTTTACGTCCTTGACGACCAGCGAGTGGATCGTGGTCATCTCGGGGATCAATCCGTCCGTCTCGATGTCGAAGACGAGCGTCTTTACGTTGGGGAGAGACCACCGGAATGGCGTCCCCGAGGGGGTTGTCGTCAGGTAGATACCTCGGTGATGGCAGCAACCACCTCCCGCCAGCGAGCAGCGTCGAAGGTGATTGTGGCCGTGCGGGCGATGAGTGAAATGCGGGGACCGTCCCGCCGAACCTTGAGGCTAGACGGGAGGTTCTCGTTGGTGTGTTCCTGCATCAGAAATCCGGCGTCTCGTTCTCGAAGCCGTGATCCGATGCACCCTTGGTCTCGAAGGGGTCTTCCTCGCGGACGAAGAGCTTGCCTGACTCCTGATGGAAGCCGAGGAGCAAGGTCTTGCCGGTGGACCGTCCGGTGTAGCGGTCCTTGAGGATGCGGAAGATGGTCGTCGTGGCGATGACCGGGTCGGGGTTCTGCTGGTCTCGTTCGAGGCCGAACATGAAGAAGGACCAGAAGCCGATTGCTCGGGAGCCCTTGAAGTGCCGATTCCGATGAAGCCGCCCCTTTGTTCCGAGATGATTGCGCCCCCGGTTTCCGGGATGATCTCGCCCCCTGTTTAGTGGGGTCTGCAGGCGATG